TTGCACCTTGCAGGTCTGCGCCTTGCAGGTCTGCGCCTTGCAGGTCTGCACGTCGCAAGTCTGCACCTGCCTTTATCTCATAACCGTTTACTCTCATCTTTTACCCTTTCTCTTGTTTCCTAACATCACTTGCAATGACCATACCTAACGCTCGGTTTATTTCAGCACGTCGTTTATCTCCGTAATTCAACGTGACCGTTTACTATTTTACGTTTACGCTTAGGCTTTGTATACCCTTGCATTGTTCGTATTGCCTTGCCTTCTCGTTCTGCCTGTTTGTCCAATTCGTCCATATTTTAGCCCTCATCTACTATAAGTATATACTAAAAATCGCAGTATGCAAGTAAAATTTTAAAAATTATTCAAGATATTTTTACCCTTCTAATTGGTCGATACCCTGTTCGTTCTTGCTCCCTACGTTCAAACGCCGTGACCATACGATAGTATTGGCTATCTTTCAGTAATTCGTTCATACTGGATATTTGCTTGCTATTCGGACGTTTCACCTGTTCAAAACATATAGTATCGGCATAGGACAAAACCCGCACTTTATCTTTTATGGCCTTAGCCAGCGTTTGTTTATAAAAGTATTTCGTATAGACGTAGTGCGGAATAGTGAACGTCTTAACAGTACCGTCTTGCTCTATAAACGCCTGCATACGTTATGCTCCGTCTCACAAATTCGCTTATGCTTTTGTCGCTTCTATTGCTTCGTCTATTTCGCGTGTCAAAAGTTCTTCTGCACAAAAATAGCACATAGGCCCGTAACTATCCTGTATAGATTGTGCAATTTTAACAGGCACGTCCCATATTTTCAGAATATCGCCGACGGTGTGCAAAAGTTTTTCTTCATAGCCCCCACAATACGAACAGTAATGCTCAAAATTACATTGTTCGCATAAGAGATGTTCGTCAAAACCAAAACCAAAACCTTCACCTATCGAATAACTGCTTTCACAGTTACAATCTTCGCAAATAAAGTGTGGTTGTAATTCAGGATAATTCTCTGTAAACCAGTTAACCAGCATTATCGCTAAGTGTATATGAAGTTCCTTGCAGATTTTTCTAAACGCGTTTTTCCCTGTCATTCTTATACGATACTTTTTACCAGTACAAGACTTTAATTGTTCAGCCGTTTCACAGCCCATACTACCGCTGCTATATACATCGTAAAATTTTCCGTCGTTATCAAAATATGCGAAGTTCCATTCCCAAACACAGCCGGAATATCCACCGCCTTGATACTGCACGAGTATATTTTTCATATTTTATTCCTTCATAAATTGTGATATGCTAATATCAGGACAAACACGATATAACAGGCTATACATATTTCGGCGTGCATAATCAGTCCCCTTCTATAACATCGCCACATAAACCCAAAATGTTAGCACTAACAATCGTCTAAACTCCGGCCAATGTCTTTCGTGCAGTGCTTGCCAGTACATATAGTACTCCTTTACGCCTTGCCAGATTGTTTCATTGTGGGCTTTCACTTTGGCCCATATTGCTTTGCGTTCGTATTGTAATAAGTTCATTCTCATTGTTTCACCCTGTATAGTATACACTATTTTTATGGCTTGTCAAGTATTACTTTAATTAAATTCCCAAACCTGCAAAACAACACAGTTCCTACAATCACAAGTATCCAGAATTATGTTATTCTTAACACAAAAAACGTGTCCGCTTATACGAATAACAGCGTTTTTCAATATACGCTTTTTCAATAGCGTTTTTACACGTGGTCGCGGCCTACAAAATTGTTCAGGCTTAATGTCGGGTTCGCGTGCTTGCATAAAACTCTCGAAGGAACACCGTCCACCGGATTTACGGCCAAAGCTCTGGAATAAATTGTGGGCATCGTCATAGCTAAGGCCAGCGGCTAAGGCATAGGCTCGAACGGTACAATCGTTGCGTTCAAACGGGTATTTGCTCTGCCCGCGTCCTGCATCACTAAATTGTAAACCTTCACCTAACACGATATTACCCTTTAATACTCATTACCCCATTCAATCGCCAAATGTCCGAGGTTTATACCCCCGCTTTTATATAGGTGCAAACCCCATTCGCTTGTTAGCTTATACCAAACTACTTCAACACCTAATACTTTTGCTATAATCATTTTGTCACCCTTTAATCATTTTAGTCATTGTTAACTTGTTCTCTACCATAAGTATACAGTCATATCGGCTAATGTCAAGTACATAATTAGTAAATTGTTGATTTTGGTTAAAGTTTTCTTATATTACCTTTATAGGACTGTGTATCTACTGTCTACGGCTGTCTATGATTGTCTATGGTGACGGTAGACGCGGTAAAGTATTGGCAGGTAAGAGGTTAGAGCAATAATCGCTGTTTTGCTGTCTATGATAAATGGCAGTATGGTAGACGCAGTAAACCTTTATGAGATAATGAGTTAAGTGTATAATATAGTGTAAACAGTATGTCACTGGGGGATAACCTATGCGATAGAGAATATGTAGAGGTATATATAAGTAAAACTTATAGTATAAATATAATGAAATAATTATATGAGTTACAAATAGGAATTTTGATAGACGAAAAACGGCTAAAATGAGATAAGTCCTTTTATGAGCAGATAGTTACCGTGTCTACGGTGCAGGTATCATCATAGACAGTTTAGGCCTGATTATCGTGGTATCCCCAGCAACCACAATGACTTACAGTGTCTACCATCATCGTAGACAGTTGATGCAAAAGTTCAGCAAACCAAGTGTCCAATTGCATTAACTCTTTACCTAACAGATAGATACAACATTTGCGTCCGCTTTTTGGAAGGTAGGGGGTGTGACCCTTTACTTTTAGGTTATGGGACTCCCCGCCACCCCTTCATAGCAAAAATCGTCACATATTTTTAGGGTCTATGCAAAATAGTTATAATTAATATAATTATTTCTACATAGCCTAACCCATTACATACAAAGGAGTTATGCATATATTTATTTTATACAGAATCCGTAAACTACCCTTATTATAGAGGGCCGTAAAAAGTCGTAGTAATCCAATAACCGGAAGAAAATTGGAATAAATGGACTGGCTAACACAATTTCTGGATAAAATCTTGGCCTTTGTGCCGCGAGTATGGCTTGTTCAGCCCAATGAGGGCGGCGTAAGAACTACTTGTGGTAAGCGTGTTAGGTCTCTAAACCCAGGAATATACGTTTATTGGCCCCTTATACAGGAAATGCAGTCAGTAATCGTAGTGCAGCAGATAAAAGATGTGCGTTGTCAGAGTGTCGCGACACGGGACGGCACAGACCTGGCAGTGTCGGGGGCCATAAAGTACCGCGTCAAGAACGCAGAGTGGGCTATTCTGCGAGTGCAGGACTACGACCAGACCCTTCAGACGCTTGCGATGGGTATAATCACTCGATATATCAACGAGAGGGATTACGAGACGTGCAGGAACGTCCGTGATATAGAGGAAACCGTGCTTAAAGGTATACGCGAGGACGCTCGCGGTTGGGGCATAGATGTTATGAGTGTGTATATCACTGACTTGGGCCGGACGCGGAATATACGACTGCTTACGAACGGTAACGTATCTGTAGGTGGTGTAACGAGTTAAGGGGGAACTAATGAAACAGTTATTTGGACAGAACGTGCTTGTCAGAGTCCTGAAAGAAAACGCGGACGAAGTTACCGCTGGTGGGATTATACTGCCGGGTCAGTCTAAAAAGATGAAACTGATGAGTGCAGTCGTAGAGGCTATAGGCGACGGTCGAGTGGTAAACGATGGCATAGTCACAAAGACTGATTTGCTTGTTAAAATAGGCGACGTAGTTATGTTCTCAAGTCACATAGGCGTGGTTGAAGTGGACAGTGAACATATAATCATACAACAGTCAAGTATATTGGGGCTAAAATAATGTTTGACAATAAAGGCTTTGAAGTAAGCGTACCTGAATCAGCGTACCCTGTTCTTGGTAGCGGTAAAACGTTCCACGCCAGTGAAGCAGCGACGGAGTACAGCGTAGCATTGTCGTGCGGGGATACGTACTGTGTTACGTGCAATGGTGAAGGGCCGCTGTTTATGGGTGTGAGTGGGCCGACACTTAGTGAGGCTAATAAAGAATTTATCATACCCGCGAATGGCAGACTAAAACTCACGATACCCGAAGTGGACGATTCTGACCCTACAAGAGTCGTGTATTTCAGTTCAGAAAAGTCAGAGTGCAAGGGTTACGGGATAATTTTGGACAATACCTAATGGCTGTTTTAAAAGTATTACTAAAATGCGATATATGCGGGCGAGGTCACGACGCTCAAACGGGTATTTGCTTAGCTTCGATGCGTCAAAACGGTGAGCAAATAGGTCAAGTAGATATGTGTAACGACTGTAGGATGGTTTTTTATGAAATGTTGGAAAAACTTAAAAAGCTTCGTACACGATAAGCTTATAGACTGGTTGGTTGTAGCAGCGATAGCCTGTGTTACGTTATATGCGGGTATGTCCTTACGGGTTCCTGTTATAGAACAGCAGCAACCTGTATTTATATACCCCGCTGATTTGTCTGTATACGCTATAGTTGACAGGCTTCAATCGTCTACCTGCTACATAGACGCTGGTGACTGGAGTGGTTCAGGAGTTTACATAGGTGATGGGAAGGTACTTACTGCAAAGCACGTTCTCGAAGATTCTAATGGATTAAATATATACTTTAGAGACGGGACAAGCGTGTACAGCGACGCTTATAAAGTTTGTGAAAACGCAGATGTTGGGGTTATCTATGTAGGCGATGTTAATCAGACAGCGTTTAAACTGTCCGAGTTTGACTATTGTGTGGGAAGCCCTATTTATATATGCGGATGCCCGTATGGTGAACAACTCGCATACACGGTAACAATTGGCACAGTATCGAACACTGGTGTAACAATAGACATATTCGGACAGTTGCCGTTAATCATAGGCGATGTGTCAGTGTGGCCTGGTAACTCTGGTGGCCCTGTAGCGGATGAGAACGGACAACTAATAGGCATACTGGTGGGCGGTAATGGGGCCGGTCTGTCTATGATTATACCTATAGAAACTATACGTAAATTTTTAGCTCGGACTGTTTATGCCTATTAACGAAAATACATCACACGGAGCTAAGGTACGTGCCGGTAGACTACTGTCACAGTATATATACAAGATAGCTCTCGAAGAGACTGAACTTATAGCTGACCCTGAAAAAGGTGACAGAATGGCTACAAAAGCTGAGGCTTTAGCCAGGACAATATGGAAACACGCACTTGGGTATACTGAAAAAGTACAAGAAAAAATAGGCGGGCAACTTGTAGAGCGTGATGTTAAGTTTAATCCCAATCCTACTTATATAACGTTGGTATATGACAGGATGGAAGGAAAAGCTAATGCTGTGACAGGTGACGAGTCTGGTAGACCGACAGTAAGCGATAAAGTTACTAAAGCCGGTGTTGACCGGATTAACAGTATGCTTAGTGATAGCTCTTTAGAAACTTAATAATGGATTTTTCTATACGGCCACAACTTAAAGAACCTTTTCCGCGTAGGGATAGGTATGTGAAAGACCCACAAACAGGTATTCTTATACCTAAAGACGAGCAAGAGAATATAACGTGGCGAGCTGGTCTGCTTAAACGTGCCAAAGAAGATTTGGGGTTCAGAAATGAACTGATGGCAGCAAGTGCCGAGTCGTATCTATTCTGGATAAACGCGTTTGTGTGGACATATCACCAGAAAGATATTGACGCGGACACAGGTGAAGCTAAACTTGTAGAGTATTCTGATGTTCCTATGATAACGTGGGACGTTCAAGACGATGCTCTTGACCAACTCTATAGGTCAGCCATTGAACAATATGATTTGGGTATTCGCAAATCAAGACAGATGGGTGCGTCTTGGTGTTGTCTTGCTCTGATACACTGGTTCTGGTTGTTCTCGAAACAATCTCGACGCATATTAGAAATGTCTCGTGTGGAAGATTTGGTAGACAAAGCCGGAAATATGAAAGCATTGTTTCAACGCCACGATTATATAAACAAGTGGCTGGAAGATTGGATGCGGCCCCCGAATTGTTTGCCTGGAACTCGCAGTGGTAACAGAACCGCGATGCACCTGTTTAATGAACTAACCAGTTCGTGTATAGACGGAGAGTCAACCAATAAACACGCCGGTACAGGTGATGACCGATTTATAATTCTTCTTGACGAGTTTGCTAAAGTAGAAAACGGTCAAGCTATGCGGTCGGCTACCGCTGATGTATCTAACTGTCGTTGGGTGAACTCAACGCCCGCTGGCCCTGGTACTGAATATGCTAAGTGGCTAAGCTCTCGACAGATAAAAGTAGTAGTTCTACCCTGGTGGGAGCATCCAGAAAAAGGTGCTGGACGCTATGTAGCACAGGACGAAGTTACAAAGGTATACAAAATAAGGTCACCCTGGTATGACAGACAGGTAGCACGCCGGTCGCCACAAGAAATGGCACAAGAAATTGATATGGAAGATATTAAGTCCGGTTCTTTGTTTTTTGTACCGTCTAATATCGAAAAGCACATAGCCATATTCGGAAGAGAACCAAGAATGAGGTTTAACATCTCGTTTAAGAAGGATATTGCTGACGAGGCTATTCCTAACATTATACGCAAAGCAGATGTGTCTAAGGTTATAGCAAAAAGAAGTGCCTCTGGCAGTCTTAAATTGTGGTGTCCCTTGAATGGGCTTAGACCAGACCAAACTAAGACGTACATATTTGGGATAGATATATCTAAAGGGCAAGGGGCTTCTAATTCTGTAGTGTCGGTAAGGTGCATAGAAACTGGCAACAAGGTGATGGAATGGGCCGACGCTAACTATGAGCCTTATGATATGGCGAGAATAGTGTGTGCCCTGGCAATATGGGTAGGTGGTAGGCGGTTGCCATTTTTAAAATGGGAGAAGAACGGCCCTGGATGGTCGTTTGGCAAAGATATAGTAATAAGATTTAGGTATCCTTATTATTATAAAACTGTAACCGTTGGAAAATCTGTAGAGAGCGAGACTAATAAATATGGTTGGCAGTCGTCTCCAGATGCCAAGCGTATCTTACTCGATAATTATGACAGGATTCTCGCACACGGCGGGTATATAAACCCGTCAATAGAAGCACTTGAAGAAGCTAAACTATACATCTATTACGATAGTGGCGGTATTGGCCCCGCGAGCCTTGTCGAAGAAAGTGCATCAGCAAAAAAGACTCACGGAGACAGGGTAATAGCGGATGCCCTTACACTGGATAACGTTAAGGTGATGAAGGTTAAACACGAGGGGCCGGAAGCTAACTGGAAAAATCCAGAATACAGACTTGAAATGGCAAGAAAAAAGAGAAAGTTTAAACACGTAGGTTTCGACTTTAGGTAGACGATGGCAAAAGAAATAACAGCAAGAAACGCACAAAGAAGCATTGAATACGGTTTTAACCGCGTAAAACGATTCCGTAAGGCTCGTGCTATGTTTATCAAACAGTATGTTGGTAAATATTATCGAGAGCATTACGGTATCGTTGGCGATGAACCCCTAAATTTAATATTCAACGCTATATCCTTGTTTGTCCCTAATCTTGTTATGCGTCACGGCATCAGTAAAGTGACTACTAACATAGCACCATATAAACAATACGCCGAGATACTCGGCCTTGCTCTCGATTATACCCATGAGAAAACGAATTTTAAAAACACGTTGCGTAAGGGTATAGTTGATTGTTTCTTCGGGCTGACCATATTTAAAACCGGTATATGTGCGTCTACTACCTTATTGAATATTGAAGATGTTAACGTAGACCCAGGCCAAATATATACATCCCACGTAGACCTGGATGATTTTGCTATAGACGCGGTATGCAACGATATATATGAATCAAGTTTTTATGCCAACAGGGTACGAATACCACGTAGCATATTACTAAATGATAAATATTGCAACCACGACCTTGTGGTTAAGTTACCCGCAGCATCAACTAAACACGGCGACAAGACCGAGGATATAACACAGAGCATACGCGACAGGTCGTCTGTGTACGACCTTAACGATATGGTAAACGCGATAGAAGTTTATGTTCCTGATGCTGGTGCTGTGTTCCTTATACCTGACCCTGTTGAGTTTACTTCAGACGAGTTTATAAAGATACAAGATTATTATGGCCCCGATGATGGGCCGTATACCTTTTTATCTGTTACACCGCCTGTACCTGGAAATCCGTTCCCTATTGCCCCTGTGGGAATATGGAACGACCTACATGTTATGGCTAACAAAGTATTTAAGAAGGTGCTTGACCAGGCGTGTCGCCAAAGAGACGTTATAGGTTACGACCCTGCTAATGCAGACGAGGCACAGGATTTGCTTGAATCGCAAGACGGTGATGCTATCGCAATGACTGACCCTTCTAAAGTACAAACATTTTCTTTTGGCGGGCAGAATAATAAAAATACAGAAGTAACCGGTCAGTTGCGTACCTGGTTTAACGATATGGCTGGAAATCCAGACCAGTTGGCAGGATTAACTGACGCTAATTCAGCTACACAGTCAGATATAAACCAGACAAATTCTACAATAAGGTTGTCTGATATGCGAGATATGGTGTATGACTGTGCATCTGATATTTCAAAAAAGGAAGCGTTCTTTATCCACAATGACCCGCTAATAGAGCTTCCGCTTACGAAACGATTGCCTGGTGGGGAAGATTTGCAGGTTGTATTAACGCCTGAGCAGGTAGAAGGCGATTTTATAAATTATTTCTTTAGGATTAAGCCGAAGTCGCTTACAAGGCTTGACCCTACGATTAGGGCAGAGCGTATAAAGGAATTTAGCATAAAGATACTGCCTGGACTTGCTACATCAGCACAAGTGTGTATGCAAATGGGTGTACCGTTTAATATCCCGACAGCAGCGTTACAAATAGCTGACGAAATGGAAATTTTAGATGAGATTACAGACTGGTTTAACGACCCTGAATATGCTAAAAAGATAGAACTTCAGATGCTTATGGGGCCGCAGCCACAGGGCAAGGGTGCAGTTGAAGGCCAATTGCAGAACGGTCAACCTGGTACTGTCGGAAAAACACAGTCAGCAACTCAACAAGTTAATAGTGATAGACAGGAACGCGGCGGAATAGCACAGTCTAAATTACCGAATAAGACAGGGGTTTAATATGGGTGTTAAACATAGAGACGTGGACAAGGCTCTACAAAATAAAAGTATGACCGATGTAGAAAAATCGTTAAAAGAAAGTAATAGAAAAAACGCTGAGGTTGCTACTATTATGAAGAAAAAAAATAAGAAAGAGACGTGGGGAGACAAACTGACACGCGGAGTTAAAGAACTGTTAAAAGGCGAGAAAACATATATCTCTAAAGAGCGTGCCGCAGAAATGAAAGCAGCTAATAAAGCTAAGGCCAAAAAAGAAAAGGCTGCTAATGAGCCTGAAAAACCAAAGACAAAGCGTACAACGCAAACAGAGAGTGCGTTGAAGAACGCTGGTATAGACGATGAAATGATGAAACGATTAAGAGGCGGCAAATAATGAGTAAGATAAACCTAAAGTACCCTAAAAGCAAGAACAAAATAGACTCTGTATCTGGCCCCGAATATCCGAGTCTCTATCTTAGCGACGTTGAACTTCCTGTCTCAAAAAAGGATATAGGTAAGGACGTGGAAGTTACAGCTACCCTAAAGTTTACAGGATATAGAGAAGATAATTCTACAAAAAAGAATCACGTGAGCTATGACTTTGCTATTAAAGACATAGAATTTCATAATAGCTCTGCACTTGTGGCCCAAACTGCTAAACAAATGGCTAAAGTATTTGGTAAAAAGGGTAAATAATGCACAAGTTTCATTGTAGAGACTGCGGTAATGAGTTCGAGGTAGAACTCGACATAGACTACGATTGGTCTGGCGTTACTATGGTGTACACAGCTAATTGTATGTTTTGTGGCGGAGATTTGTCTGCTGGTTTTGTTCCAAGAAAATCCTTTAACGTAGGAGACAAGATATATCTGCATCCCATACATAGTGATAGTATGGCTATACATCCAGACCAAGCTACTGAGCATAGAAAATTATTTCCAGACGTAAAATTGGACAATGAGTATAGACCAGTTTTTGAAAGTGTCAAGCAACACGATAAGTACTTAAACGATTGTGGTTGTGTTAAACTACCGCAGAAAATAAGAGCAAAGGGGAAAAGGGTTAAAGTTAAGTAACTGACCCCTCTAAACATTAGAGGCCACTTACGAAAGGGTAAAGTATGGCAGAGATTCAAGAAAAAGAACGAGAGTATGCAGAACGTGATGAACAAAAAGCTAACGTAGAAGTAACAAAGGATGAAATAAAATTAGCCCAAGAGGCTATGGAGAAAACATTTGGGGCTAAACCTACCCTGGATGACGATGAGCCAGACGAAGTAGTGGACTCAGAACAGGATACATCCGACGATGACGATGATTCTGGTTTAGATAAAGAGTCTAAACCGGATGATGACAAAGATGCATCCGTTGATTCTAAGGATACTACTGTAGCTGACCCCCATCAGAAACCAGCAGGTGAAACCGTAGATGCTGACGATAAAGAGAAAACAGGAGAAGTAGAGTTACCAGAAGCGTATGTAAGGGCAGCGGTTCATCAGGGATGGACAGAAAAAGACGTTAAAGAATTTTTCGAGGCCGAACCTGGCAAAGCTTTAAAAACGTTTGGTAACATATACCAGAGTACGTTAAGAATCTCTGAAGTTTTCTCGCAAGCCGGACGAGCGGCTAAGAAAAGCTCGGAAGAACCAGTCAAAGTAGCTACAGATACTAAGTCAACGTCAGTTGGTCTTACTCCTGAGCAGCTTAAAAAGATTGAGGATGAGTATGCTGATGACCCTATTGTTGGCATATTAAAGACTCAAGACGCTGCTATAAAGAGTTACGACGCGAGGCTCAAACAAATTGAGTCACGGCCCGCTGTTGAAGCTAAGGACGATGTTGCTGCTGTTATGACTGAGATTGACGCTTTCTTTACGTCAAAAGAAATAGAGCCGTATAAAGAATTTTATGGCTCAGTACCTAAAGGCAAACAGTGGCAGGATTCGTTGATGCCAGGAGAACACGCAAATCGTTTAGCTGTAGCCGAGTTAGCTGATGCTATAGCGTCTGGAGCGATGTTGCAGGGGCGTAAAATGGGTGTGGCCGAAGCCTTGACCCTCGCCCATTTGTCTATTACCGACAAAGTAAGAGACAGAATAGTAGTAAATAGGATTAAAAGTAAAGTAGTAAATAGAGAAAAAGGCTTAACTATTAAACCCAGGGGAAGTTCTAAAGCAAGCGGCGATGGTGACAAACCTAAGAACGAAACTGAACTTGTGAGTATGGTAGGAGAAGCCTTAAAAGCTACGTTTGGAAATTAACAAGAAAAGAGGTAGAATATTATGGCAGTACCGAATAGTCAATTGGCTGACCTCATAACACTGACGCTGCCCAATCTTCCTAAGAACGAATTTGAGGTAGAGTGGACAAATCAGGACTACGAGGCTTGTCGTATTTATCAAAAAGAGCGTATGGTTATCGACGGTGGTAAACATATTGAGCGTAAAGTTATGCTCAACCACACGGGTAACGCAAGGTATCGTCAGCCTTATGATACTGACGAGCCAGCAGTCGGCGATACTATGCACACGATTACTGTGCCCTGGACAACCCTGGGTACAAACTATTCGTGGGATAGGCACGAAATTTTAGCTAATAAAGCTGACCCTGAAGGTTTTATTAAGCTGATGAAGGAAAGACGTATAGACGGTTTGTGGGCATTGGCCGACCTCATCGAAGAGCGATTTTGGAAAACCCCCACTAACGCAACGGATGCGTTGTATCCTTATGGCGTTCCGTATTACATCAATATGTTGAACGCAGGAGCTACTACGGCAGGATTTAACGGATATACTATTCGTTATCAGGATGGAACCACCGGAACTATTTGTGCGGGTATTGATGGAAATACCGAGGAGCGTTGGAGAAACCACGCAGATATTTACACCGCGTTCAACAATGACCTGCTTAAGAAAGCTCGTAAAGCGTTTATCTATACACAGTTCAAAGCTCCGCTGATTTTGAACGACCCGTCAGGAAAGCATCCTGGTGCTAAACGCTGGTATTGCGGTTTTGAAGAAGCCGTGTCACTGGCTGATTTAGCTGATAAACGTGACGACAGGATTACAGGTAAAGAACTGCTTGGTAATATACGAGTAGACGATAGCGGTCTTGTTACTATTAACAGACTTCCTGTAGTGCCGATTCCGCAGCTTAATGGTGAAACATATTCGCCGTTATACTGTGTTGATTTTAGCCAGTTTATTCCTGTTGTTCTGGCTGATGGCTGGATGGAAGAGACTGAGGCTATGAACGACCGTACACAGCATACTGTGTTTACAGTGTTCCTTGATGGTCGTCACAACAACCTGGTAAAGAGTAAACGTAGAGCCGGTTTCGTGTTGCATAAGGCAATACCTGGTGAATAATTTTAATAACGCCGAGCGGGGGCACGACCCCCGCAAAGGCTAATGCGGTAAACCCGCAGGAGAATTAAATGAGTCAAGTAACTTATAAGAATCGGTCTGAAAAGACCGAAAAAAAGAAAGTAGAGTTTTACAACGGTACTGGTTCAAGCGTAACGTTACATCAGGGCTATGCTTTTTGCTACGACCAGGACTATGGTACAGCCAGTGATGCGAGCTTGTACAGGATATGGCGTGTTGAACGTCCTGCAACTGCTAATTTGCTCTATTTTGCTGGCGTATTGACAGAAGGTTACGACGGAGAAATAGTAGCTAATGGAGAAACTAAAGTTGTAGAGATTTATGTTCCTAATCGTAGGGGACAGGGCGTACTCGTATGGACGGAAGAAAGCTGTACGATTAACGCTACGTATCTCGCACCGCAGAATGGTGTCTTTGCCCTCGGTGCTGCAAGTGACAGTTACACAGTAGCTTTAGCTGCACAAACAGTAGACAGAAGCGTGACAAACGGTACAGTTTTAGCACGTTTGTTTGGCGTAGACCTCAACCAGGTTGGTATAGAGTCCGAGCTAACCGCTGCCGAGTCCGAGTTAGATTTGGTATCCGAGGCCGTTGTTGCAGTGGATTCACAGTTGTTATTAGCTGAATCAGAAATCGCGGACTTAGATTCTCAACTTTTGCTAATCGAAAGTGAAGCCGCAGATAATGCTTCACAGATTTTGCTATTAGAGTCCGAGACTGCAACCAACAGTGCTAATATAGCCGCAGCCGAGAGCGAACTCGACCTTGTAAGCGAAGCTCTGGTAGCTGAGTCAAGCCAGATACAGGCAAACAGTGAGGCCATAACCGCTGGCGTTGGAACAGCAGTTAGTACCGCTGTAGTTGCCCTCGATTCTCAATTGTTACTGGTTGAAAGCGAAGCTGCACAGGCCCAAAGTGAAGTTGACGTGGTGGACTCGCAACTTCTGCTTGTAGAATCCGAGGTTGCAGCAGTAGACTCGCAACTTTTACTTCTTGAGTCTGAGGCTGCTGGTTTGGCCTCTGAGATACTCTTGCTGGAATCTGAGACAGCAGAAGTAGTAGACAGTGATGCTATTACAAGCGGTATTGTAACTACAAGTTCAGTTACCATACACAAGGCACAAATTAGTATTCGTGGAGTCACGTATACATTTGTGACAGACATTGTAGCAAAGGCGTAAATGGATAATGGCCCTGCCTCGTTTCCCCCTTTTTCTGAAACGGGGTAGGGCATTTTTAGAAAAGGGAACAAAATATGGACGCTAAACAAGCTTTTAAGTTGATACACGATGTAGTTCGCGGGCCAAACGGTATGCGATTAACTGCCCCCGAACATCAGACTGTCCAAGAAGCATTTATGATTATACAAAATGATATGGATAGTTTTAAGACAAAAGAAGCACCAAAAGAGGAACAGTAAATGAGTGAGACTACTTCATCCATTACAATAGCAGAGCTTGTACGCATAGTGGCAGAGGAAGCTGGATTCTGTGACTACGACGATGAAGGGCGAGCTATTGTGCCGGTAAACGACGCTAATGATTTACAGAAATGTATAGAGATAGTGAATCGTGGCATAAAAATGTTTATATCAGACGCACCGCGTACAGGATGGCAGTGGACTAAACGTATATTGTCAGTGAATATTGTGCCGTCGTACACTGGAACGGCAAGTGCTGGTAGTGCTATAAGTTTAACAGATAGTGACATAGCCGATACTTATGATGATGACTTTTTTAACGGCTACACATTAAAAATTACCAGCGGGACGGGGAAAGATGAAACAGCAGTTGTCACCGATTTTAATGGTACTACTGGCGTATTTACTTTTACTGGTGGTCTATCTGGTGGCTCTACTCCAGATAGCACGTCAAGCTATAGGATATGCAGAAGTACCGAAGTAATAGATGCAGATTCGGGGCGTTACCTTCTTAACGATTATTTTGGTTCTGTTATGGGTAGCCCAAAATTTGCAAGACAAACTAATCAAGGTGTGACTCCAGCGTGGGTAAACGAGGCCACTATAAGAGGCCAGCGACAAAATTCTGTGGCTTCGGGTACGCCCTATATGCTCGCCACTCGCTCTTATGGAACGCGACAAACTGAACTGCTCGTGTGGCCTTATCCAAATGCGGACATAACTGTAGAGTTTCCCTATGAAATTTTGTTTAATAAAAACGAGATAGAAGCTGGTGTAGCAGAAAGCGGAAGCTCAACAACACTTGTACATAGTAGACTGGCAAGATATGCTGACGATTATTTTAATGGGTGGACACTTACTGTGCTGTCTGGTACAGGTGTTGGAGAAACGGCTATAATAACAGATTTTGACCAGGGGACAGTTACACTTACGTTTGCAGCTTTGTCTGGTGGTTCAACACCGGATGACACCACAGTGTATCTACTTGAACCAGTGACAAAGTATCATCCTGCTGGTGTTAAGTTTGATGAAGCTATACGATATGCTTGTTTAGCACAGGCTGAGCAAGATGTTGACGGTGTAAACGCAGGATATGTAGAATACTACAACAGCAAGGCGTTGTTACAGGCCTACAACCTTGACTCACGCTTAGCTACTCGTAAACTTGGAAGTATGAATTGTGGCCCTATAGTAATAGGGAGAATTAGAAACATAGTAACTTATAATGGAGAATGACAAATGAGTGAAGGTAATATTGCTCACAAATTAGAAGGTATGCTTGGGTTTCCTGACCCGTCTACTACCGTTGTTGTGACAGCAAAAACAGATAACAACAATGCTCTACAGGCGTATGGCAACACTGTACCTACAGCCAGTGAAGCCGGTTATCATCCTGGTTGTGTGTTTCAGGATACATCTGCTGCCAAACTGTATGTCAACGCTGGTGACGCGGATAATTGCGATTTCCAGGAAGCTACATAATGGAGATTCAACCCCCTGTAAACGGTTTGTTCAGAGGCGGTAGTTTTAGACAGCAGCCGATAGGAACTACCCCTGCCTGTAATAATATAAGACCAAACGACACCGAGGCAAACCGTAAAAGAGTTGCACAACGGCCTGGTGTCACAGAGGCTTGTGAATCTGAATTGTCAGATGGTAGACCCGTGCTGCGGATGGTGTCCATAAACACTACATACATAAAATCAGAATGAGCGTAGTAATACAAAATAGGGGCGTGTGGAAGGCCAATCGAGACTGGCCCCCTGCTATAACGTATACCGTTACGTTTACGATAGACGGCTATGAGCAACAGTTTTCTTGTGGTATAGGACAATTCGGCGGTAATACTGGCATTGGTCTTAGAACTGTAAAGATATTGCCTATATGCGGGTATAACGGTGTCAACCGTATACTGTGGACAGAAGCACAAATAGATGAGTATAAGGCAGCTTTTGTTGCTAATCGTGAAGAGACGCTTGATAACACAAGGTATCTTCCTTCATTTACTAATCCAGATTACGGATGGGACGGTAAAGTAGGGTTATATTTAGCAGTTCCAGACGAAAACCCATCAGACTTGGACTATGGTGATGAGGTAACGTGGACGCTTGCTGTATGGCTTAGCGACATAAGCTTGTTAGGTAGATATAAACTATTGTTTGGTGAATTTTATAGTGTTGCCGAGGTGTTAGCTTAATGGCTGGAATATATCTATTTTATGATATAACCTATCCTATTAGGTTAGTAGATGAAAACATTACACCTGCTAATTGGCCGGAAGAAAGACTAACTGACGTAGACCCTGGCTTAACCTGGGACGAGGAAAACGAAATATGGACGGGTCTACAAAATACCCTCGGTGGCGGAAGGTTCAAACAACAGCTTATTGTTGTGTCCGAGGGAAAGATATATTTTGAAGGTTACTGATGGCTACAAGAACTTGTCTTGCACAATTAAAAACTGCTGAAGCGTTCGCTCCAGGACAGATTTGGTATTATAGGGTGCTAACCCCGCCCTATTTTCAATGGGCCAGTATAACGAGCGTAAACCTATTTCCAACAGGGGATTGGGATGGTGACAGTTCGTATGGTGATTGGGCTATTTTAACTATAGAAGAGATAAAGTCCCCGTTTCCCTGGTCAGATGGTGCAACCCGTTATCTTGGCGATGGCGGGCCAACAGCAAAGTTTTATACTCTATATTCTGAAATAGAGTTTGATACGCGGATAATAGGCGATATATTAGAGGGTGTAAACATAGACATTACTGGTGGATACGGTGGTGTTACGGGTTCGAGCGGGCATTACATTACAGATATTCCTACCCCGTTTACGGGAACTATAACACCTTCTAAAGAAGGATATACGTTCTCTCCTGTTAGCAAGAGCTACGCTAATATATGTAAAGAGTTATGGTTCCAGCCTGTTTTTACTGCTACAAAACTGCCTGACCCGCCAGGCAAAGCACAGAACCCCACACCGGAAAATGATGGTAGCGGCGTTTCTAAACTATTAAGTGTGTTACAGTGGGAAGCCCCTGCATAATGTTATTATATAATGTATACATAAAAGTCCCAGGTGACTTAGATTGGACTTACTTAGGCCAAACCGAGGATATGTTGTGGGACATTTCTGCCATAACGCTGGCATATTCCGGTGTGTACCAATGGCGTGTTGATACCTACGATACTGAAACAGAACTAACAACTACAGGCGACACGTGGTCATTTATCGTTGAACACAGCCCGCTGTTTCCTTATGAGCGTAAGTCTGATTATAACGGAGACGAACTTTATCAGTATGACAGCGAAGCTTGGGTAAATCCTAACGAATACGGGGACACGATAGCGTTTGGAAGTGGTAGGCATCGTAATGTTTTAATTGTCGTGTCGCACGGCAAAGTGTATTTTGAGAGTGCGTAAATGGCTATATCTTTAACAGAACTTGGTGCATCACACGGATTTACAGCGGGTGACTTGGACACTAACGGCTGGTTCGCTATGATACCAGCATTTCAGGAAGTGTTCTTTGCAGATGGAAGGGTGAACGGATACCACGTTCTTGATATGTACCGTACTAAGCTGACTGGTACTATAACTGGTGCATTTAAGGATACAGAATATATAGAACAGGAAAACTCTGAGGCAAAAGGCTACTTTATAGGTACGGACGGAACCAATCATCTTGTGTATAGGATAAGCACAATAGAGTTCAACACTGTAGATGAGATAACTGGTTCCGTAAGTGGTGCTACGCTAACCCCTACAGCAGTGACAGCACCCCCGCATTGGGGTGTGTGGACAGAAAGTTTGGCCGCTACATCTGACGCTAACGGTACAGCCGCGAGCGGAACCTCAACGAGTTTAACAGACAGTAATATAGCTGGTACTTACGCAGACGATTATTTCAACGGCAAGGTGTTAAAGGTTACAGGCGGTACGGGTGTATACGAGACGGCTACGATAACTGACTACGACGGAACTCTCGGAAAGTTTACGTTTGCAGCTTTGTCTGGTGGTTCAACACCGGACGCAACCACAACATATAGCGTTTATTCTATAGCAACTGGTTTGCCAGAAGGCGGGGCTAACGCAGGTTGCTTGTGTTTTGGACGTATATTTCTGAATAGTATAATGAATCCTAACCAGTGGTATTCATCCCGTGCTGGCAACCCACGCGATTGGCTTGTAAACCAAAATGATTTAGGCACACCAGTATCGAGTCAAACTTCTAAGGCAGGACTCGTTTCTTCCCCTCTGGTTGGATTTGTGCCGTATCAAGACCACTATCTGTTGTTTGGTCTTATGGATTCCTGGTGGGTTATGCGTTCAGACCCGCGAGCGGGCGGCACACTTACACAGCTTACTACAGAGACAGGTATGCTCTCTCCAACTGCGTATTGTTGGGACGAAAATTCAAACCTGTTCATACTTGGGTTTGATGGGGTGTACTATCTCCCGCCAACCGGAGTAATAAATGCACAAGCACCAGTCAACATAACACGCGGGCGTATGCCGAGATTATTTAGAGATATGGCGGTCAACAAGAATACTGACAATATTTCTATGGCGTATGACAAAGACAGATATGGTATAAGGATAGCTGTAACACAAAAAGACGGGGACTGGGAAACAAGTTTCTGGATAGACTTACGCTCTGGTGATGTCCTTGAGGAAGGTGGTAAAATATTTCCAGAGTCGTATAACAAAGCACATAGGGCACATTCTCTATATTATTATCAAAGCCAGAACGCTGTTAATAGAGCGTTGCTTATAGGGTGCGATGACGGTTATATACGCAGATACGATGATGATAGTAAATCAGATGGTTCGGAAGCTATAAAAAGTTTCTTCACGATAGGCCCGTTTGTGTCAGAGGTTACGCGTGGTACTATAAAGCATAACGAAACCTCTATAGAACTCGACAGCGATTCAGACGGTATAACAGTGGAGCTACACATTAGTAAGACAGCACAGGAAGTTATAGAGGCTATAGATAATGGTGTTGCAGCTAAAGTTAGTAAGGACATAGCATCTAACAATCTGTTACGTTCTGTTCGTGAAAAGGTACGCGGTGGGGCGATAGCTATAGTGATAAGAAACGACAATGCAGACGAAACTTTTGCTATAGACAAAATAGATTCCAAGATAGAACAAAGTGGAAGGGTAAAATAATGGCACTTGTAGATGCGTATAACCAACAAACACAACAGCAAGGTGGTTTGTATAGTAGCGCAATTAAAAGGTTTGACCAACGATTTGGACAGGTGAATGCCGCCTTTGGAGAAGGACTTGGTGCGTTGAAAGAAGCTGCTGCTAACTATGGCAAAGGTGGTGCATTTTCTACCTCACAGTTCGGGCAGATAGAGCAAGGAACCCAACAGGCTATAGGACAGGGTACTTCTAATTTAATAAGTAGTGGTATGTGGTCTGGAACCAATACGTCTGGACTTATACAGTCTGCTATGCAGCAACAGGGTTTGCAAAAGGCTGGTGTAGAGGCCGAACGCGTAGGCAACCTTAGCAATTTACAGGCCGCGATAGCACAGCTTAAATCAGGTCAAGCACAAACAATAGCGAGTATGCAAGAGCCAGATTATAGTCAATATTATAATCAGGGTTTTGGCCCGTTTATGTCAGCCACAGCGTCACAATATGGCAACCAGCTTTCTGCTCTTGCGAGCATATATTCCGCAAACAAACAGGCCAGCACAGCAAAAGAATTAAACAAGAACAAAGATAAGAGCTAATATGCCAGGTATAGAACGACCAGGTTGGGACTATAGAGCAGGTGACGACGTTCAGCTTGAACGAGTTATAGCTGAACTTGGTGACTGTGTTCTACCTGCTTATTCTCAAGCTGTAAGCCAACTAAACAATATACTCGAAGTTGTATCTGAAGCTGCAAGTCAGGCTATAAGTCAGACTGAGAGTGAATTAACTGCTCTTATAAGCCAAGCCGAGTCCGAGTTAGATTTGGTATCCGAGGCCGTTGTTGCAGTGGATTCACAGTTGTTATTAGCTGAATCAGAAATCGCGGACTTAGATTCTCAACTTTTGCTAATCGAAAGTGAAGCCGCAGATAATGCTTCACAGATTTTGCTATTAGAGTCCGAGACTGCAACCAACAGTGCTAATATAGCCGCAGCCGAGAGCGAGTTAGACCTTGTAAGCGAAGCTCTGGTAGCTGTTGATAGTCAACTGCTTTTGGTTGAATCAGAAGTGGCAAGCAATGACTCTGAAATTCTTTTACTGGAATCAGAAGTTGCCGCAGCCGAGAGCGAGTTAGACCTCGTATCCGAGGCTGTTGTCGCGGCTGAGAGCGAGATAGCAACAAAGATACCTCTTCCAGCTACGCCAAGTACAGGAGACCTATTAGAGTGGAACGGTTCAGCTTGGGTTCCTTACGCACAATCAAACATAGACCACAACGCACTTACTAACTATGTTGCTAATGAACATATTGATTGGACTAACGCTGGTGTTAATTTTAAGACATCCGGTTCAATAACGTCAACTGGTGGTGACTTATTATTAGCCAACGGGTATGAGGCTAAAATTAACACATTTAGAGCTTTAGCCTTATTAGATGCCGGAAATAATACACTGGCAATTGGTAAAAACGCAGCGTTTAACCTTACTACTGGAACAAAGAACGCAGCCTTAGGTTCTGCTGCATTAGGTAACTGCACAGAAGGTGTTGAAAATATAGGTGTAGGGTTTGAAGCCGGAAGAGGAAATACAACAGGAAACTACAATATATCCATAGGTTCTTCTTCTCTATATAAAAATACTGGCGGGAGTAATAATATATGCGTTGGTAGGTTGTCAGGTGGGTACAACGGGACAGGGGGTAGCTTTAGCAACTGTATACTAATAGGCGGGAGTTCTGGAGCAAGACTAACTACAGGAAGTGCTAATATCTTGTTTGGGACAAACTGTGGTGCATATTTAACTACAGGTGCTAACAATGTATTAGCAGGATATTATTCAGGGTATAGCCTAACTGGAAGTAGTAACGTATTTCTTGGTTATGCCTCTGGCTATAGACAAACTGCTGTTTCTAATATGTTCCTCGTAGATTGTATTGCGAGGGCAGATGCAGCTACAGAATTAACTAACGCTATATTATATGGTATAATGGCGGCAACCCCTGCATCGCAGCAATTATTCCTGCACGCTGTAACCCAGATAGGAACTCCAACTAATTATTCTGAATTTGAAGCCGATGGTACGCTGGAATTTAACGGGAACGCTCGAACGTGGAACGATATAAATATGGGCGGGGCGGTTCTTTCAGTTCTTGATGTAGCCACATTGAGGGATGAGTTTATTGACGAAGCTGGTAGTGATACTGGAATAGAAACTTGGGCTTTAGGCGTAGGTGAGGGGGTACAGGGAAGTTTTGAACTTATCCACGATTATGCAGAGGGAACAGACCTTTACTTCCACGTTCATTGGCAAGGGATAGTTGCTCCTACGGGTACTGATAAAGTGCAATGGCAACTTACTTATACAGTTGCAAGAACGGGGGCGACTTTGGATGCTCCTATTACTATAGTTATTGAGACAGATTTTGATACACAATATGAATTTACAAGGTCTGACTTTGCTGCAATAACAGGAACTAATTTCTTGGTAGGAGACCAGTTCTTGTTTAGAATAGAACGCATAGCTGCATCTACTGATGAATATGGCGGGGACGCTTTACTGGCTACAGTAGGAATCCATTACCAGCAGAACACAGTAGGAAGCAGAACACTGGAGACTAAATAATGCCGTCAAAATTACCATTTAAGAAAACACCTGTATCCGAGGAAGTAGAACGTGAGGTCACGAGTATGGCCACAGACCCTAAGTATGGGCGTAGCGTAGAGATTACCCAGGATGATATTATAAAAGCCACGAGGAAAGACGGGACAGAGGAAGCGTACTACCCCACAGCTACAGGTGGGAAGTTAGACAGGTTTTATATATCATTTAAAGGCCCAAAGATAAACCCTGCTGTCAACGGACAAGCAGGTGGGCAAATTGACGACCTTAACGACTATGTTCAACAACAAGTATCTTTCCAACAACGCCAGATTCAGGAAATGCATGACCAGAAGATGTACCAGGCTCGTCAAATGGGACTTCCTGACGAAGAGTATTACAATACCGCACAGCAAATAAAAACAGAAACACAAATGGCTGAATTTGAAATGCGACAGAAGGCTGACGCTGTTAAGATGAGCCTGGGTCAACTCGATAAACTGCAAGAAGCTGGTACGTTGACTCCTGAAGCTGTAGAAAAAGCTAAATACGAACTGGTTGGTTTACCAGCCCCGCAACGTGCTACGCTTGACCCACAAAAAGAATATCAAAAGCTTGATGCGTATAGGACTGATATTGAGAGCAAGCTAAAGGGATTTTATAAAGAAAATAAGACTGTTCGTATGCCTAAAGGCTCACCCTCTGCATACGAAAAAACAACGCCTTATGGTGCGTTTAAATATTGGGCTGGTATGGACAAGAAAAACGTAGAGTCCGTATTCGTTGAAGAATATAACGCGTCTACTGGCAAAAAAGCGATACGCCCTGCTACAAAACAGGAACAAGCGGAGCGTGTTGAACTTATGCGGGAACTTGTACGTGTTAGAGATTTGCAAATAAAACTTATGGAACAGTCAGGACACATACAGCCTGTTACTGCTCAACAGCTAAAAACTGCTAACCGCTTTCAGAGTGCTATAGCTGGTCAAGGCCCGACAGTAATGCAGCCTAAGAACAATGACCCGTTGGGGATTTTACAATAATGAACGTACAAGAGTTCAAACAGCAGTATCCAGAATATAAGGATATGAAGGACGAGGCATTAGCTGCGAGTCTGTATAACAAACACTACGCTGACAAGATGGACTATGAAAGCTTTACTGATAAGTTTCTTGTTAAGCCAGAAGTAGAAGGTTCGTTTGGTCAAAAGATGCAAGGACAACTATCGTCTGGTATGAATACCTTAGCGAGGGCTACAACACTTGATTTACCTAAGTCATTATTATACGATGTACGTGCCCTTGTTAATATGGGTATAGCAGCAGGAGAGAAGATTAGCGGGAATAAGCTGTCTCCAGAGCAGCTACTAAATGTTAATGACATAATGTCAAAGCCTGAACAATGGCTACAAAATAGAATAGATGAGCATAAACGCGGCCAAGAGCTTATATTTGAGCGACACCCTCAATGGAGATATACGCCGCCAGATTCGTTTATGAAGTTAGCGTCGAGTCCTGAAGATTTAATACTGTCATCTGCTGCTTCTATTCCACAACTTGTGGCGGCTGGCGTACTTGCAAAAGCCGGACAACCTCAGTTAGCGTTTTCAATGTTGTATGCTGCTGAAGGCAATGAAGCTGCTGAACAGGTAGCGGCTTACGGCGGAAGTCAGGGGGAACAAGAACAGGCCCGTGTTGTATATGGTACGGTTGCAGCGTGGATTGAACAATGGCAAATAGACCAGGCATTAAAGCTTACGCCTGAAATGTATAACGGTGTACTCGGTCTGGTTGGTAAAAAGGCCACAGAAAAGAGTGCAGGTAGCCTGTCAAAAGAATTTTTACTTACGGCTACTAGCGAAGCACTTGAAGAAATGTTACAGGGCCAGTGGCAGGAGACTACTGTTAAGGCTGTTACTGGAAAAGGCCAGAGCGGTGGGTTAAAGGCGTGGGCCGACCGTCGTGCGAGAGAGGGACTAATAGCGTTTTTCCTGACAGGAGCGGTTGGTGCTGGTGCTGCTACTGCTGGTGGCATACAAGGTATGGGGGCTAAATCGCAGAAAACAGGTGATATTCCTACACAGGAAAATGTTGAAAGACCTGCAAGACCAATAAGACCATCAAGACCATCAACAGCAGACGAAGAACTATTAGGTCAAGCTGTTGAAGAGTCGCAGACATTAAAAGAACAATCTGCGTATTTTAAGAAAAACGCCAAATACAAAAAAGCGTCAACGCTCAAAGCATCGGACTCCCCGTTAAAGACCAAGCAATGGGCAATTGTTACAGCGTCTAATCCTAATAATCAGGCTTTATCACCAAACGAGAACGCTACAAGAAACGCTAAACTAATAGAAGATTTGGAAGCTCAGGGTTACGAGGCTATACCAGTAGAAGGAAAATATGGTGGAAATGACGAAGTGTCGTTCCTGGTTCCTAACTTGACCCCGCAGAAAGCATTTGAATTCGGCCATAAGTACGGCCAAGAATCCGTGCTAACTCCAGAAGGACTTCTTTATAACGATGGGACTATAAACCCTGCTGATTTGTCTAATGTCGTATTTGACAGCGATGCTATTGATAATTATAGTGTTATACAAACCCTTACGGGGCCGGTTAAATTCCAGATACCGATAGACTTCGATACTAAAACACAGTCACCTCTAAAGTCCACAAAGGCACAGCGTTCTCGCGGGCATATCCTTGCTAAGCAACTTGGTTTATCCGAGGGTCGTAGGCGTAACTTTAACACGGCTTACGGCGAAAACGCGTCTCTTAAAGATATGACAATAGGCCAGGCGAATAACGTTATTAAAGAATTTGAAAATAGACTGAGGGAAAGGGGAATAGAGCCACTTAGCACGAGCAAAGATGCTGTGCAATATCTTGTAGAAACGATACATACAAAAAACAAGATAGAAGAAAAACCAGACATAAAGGGTATAGAAGAGGAAGGTATACCTAAGCTAATAAACAAACTCAAAAAGAGTGCGGCGGGCTACCATTACGGCCAGATTCGTATCCAAAGATTACTTGAACAGTTAGACGGTTATGAGGACGGCCCTAATGTACGCTTTGTTTGGGAGCCTACCCGAAAGGCTGACAACGATTCTAACGTGGCTGAGAATGAACGCGTGGACGCGTTTGTTACTAAAGTATGGGAGATATTAGGCGGTAAAAAGGGTGTCGCGGACTTTTTTAAAAACGGCCCGCAAAATATAGAGGGTGTTCGTGTGCCCCTGCGTCCTATCGAAAAAATAGGCGTGTATCTTCATTCGTTTAACCAGAACCAGAGACGACATATAACCCTCGGTAATGGTTTTACAAACGAGGAAATAGACCGTATAACTGCTTCGCTAACCCCGCAGGAAAAGGCTATAGGCGACTATATGCTTGAGTCCTATGAAGCACAGTACGCACGTTTGGCACAGACTCATTTAGAAGTCACCGGTAAAGAGCTACAAGAAGAAGATTTCTACGCTGCTATTCGCATACTAAAAGACGTAGACCTTAATACAAAGACGGACTTTTTAGCCGAGCTTGCAGATAACCAACGAGCGGATATACCCGCACCGGAGAGTGGAGTTACCAAAACTCGTGTAAAGGCAAGCCAGCCTATTAGTTTAAACGCTTTTGGTGACTACATTAACAACATATCGCGTACAGAACGCTATATCCAGATGGCCCCTATTGCCCACGATGTTGGCAAGATTCTCAACGACACTCGTTATAGACAGGCAATTGACGACGCTACGCAAGGTCAGGGGTCTAATATACTTAAAAAGTGGTTCTCCGATACAGTCAAGGGATTCAACAAAACACAAACTGACTGGATAGAAAAATCTGTCCTTATAGCACAGAAAAACGCTATAACATACGCCATAGGATTAAAACTTACCTCTATGATGCGAGCAGGATTGTCATTGTCTAACGCTATAGCCGCTGACCCTAAGATGATGACTGTTGTTCCTCAAAATATGGTTGACGCGATGAAACCTGGCGGTTATAGGAAACTTAAAAGTTTTGTATACTCTCGGTCAAACGAGATGCGTGTTCGACACTTTGACCGCTACCAGAATAGTATGAATCAACTTAAAGGTGCTAAACGCAGAGTTATGCGTAAACATACTGTGTCTGAAGCGGTTATGTCCACGTATAAGTTCGTTGATTCACGTACTACACTATTAGCGTGGAAGTCGTTATACGACGTAGCACAGACAAACGGATTAAACGAAACTGAATCTATACGTTACGCGGATACCTGGACATCAAAGACACAGCCTATGGGCCGTGTAAAAGATTTACCGCATTTCTTTAGAGGTAGTGCGTTAGAAGAGTTAGTAAGCATATTCCAAAATCAGATAAACAATAACTATAATCTCTGGTCTAATGATATTATAGGGGCCAAACGTGCAGGTGCAATATCTAACACACAGGTGGCTCATCGCGTATTATTCTCATATATCATCCCCTCTCTTGTATACGGTATGATAGGCCGTGCAAGACCGCCTAAATCGTGGGGAGAAGTAGGATTTGATTTAATAACATACCCACTGGCTGCACCTATTCTCATAGGACGTATAGTAATGGGCATAGTACAGGGCTATGGGTTTGGAAGTGTTGCCACTATATCCATCGAGGAAGCTGCAAAAACTGTAAAATCAAAGACCTGGCCTACGCGAATAAAACACGGTGCTAAAGCTATTGCCGCTGCGACGGGTACAGTTCCAGACCAGGCATTTATAACTGGAGAAGGACTGTACGATTTGGCTACAGACGAAACAGACGACCCGCGTAGACTGTTCTACACGGAGTGGACGTTGAACAAAGGCAAAGAAACAAACGATAAACGTGAAGTAATGGAAGGGTCTACTAAATGAGCAAGATTGAAGGTGGTACAATAAAGGAAAGATTAGCACGATTGGAAACGCTTATGTGTAACCATCTTGCCCATCACGAAAAATACAGTATGTGGATGATACGAGTATTGGCCAGTCTAACAGTAGCCTTTATTCTGTGGGTTTTACCAGGGACTATACAATTTATTTCTGGCCTAATCTCTCGATAAGTTCTACGGCTTTAGCCGTCATAGGCGTGAGTTCGTCCCAGAATATTTTCACAAGGTTCTGCGACGATGTATAGTCGAGAATCTTTTTAGCTTCAGATATTTTCTTAAATGTCTCTACTATATCTTTAACTTTATAGGCTGGTAACGCACCGTAAGCACCTTTGTAACAGAATATTACAGCTACATCCTCGCCATATTTGCTGGCGATATTGAGAAAGAACTCAGGTTTAAACGTCATATTATATGCTGCTGTATTGTAGACTATAGCCTTCATACGTCGTTGTTTACCCCCATACTTCGCAATGACTCTTCAGCGAGTGTCTTGAGGTCATTAAAAGCATTTATAAGCCTTAGACGGACTATACGCTTTATACGTTTATATTGTTTAGGATTTGCAACCATCGTCTCCTGCTGTTTAAAATTTGCCGACGCAACAGCCGTTAAGTCAATAAAAACAGTGTAAACATCCCTGTGTGCCGCGTCTGAGCAAACTTCTCGCAGAGTTACCCCAGGGAGGCCAAAGTTTTTACATATCAACTGTACGCACTTGTCAACAGCAACTTTATTCGGGTCTCGTTTAGTAGTAAGAAACATACCCTCTTGTTCTGTACCATTCTTATTCATATTATCCCACCTGTCTTAGAAATTCGTCAACCCAATCCTCACGTGTGTACAATCTACCAAAACGTACAGTTGTTTTAAGTTTAGCACGTTGGCCATCGTAGGTTGCTTTTCCATCACGCGACCACGAGTAAAGTGTAGGCTTAGGGACTCGCACGCCGGTAAGTTTGTGTATGTATTCAACTGCGTCCTGTAGCTTTATGTAGCTAATCATTTATCGCTCTCCGTTCTTTTAAGTTCTCTGTACTCATATGGTCTGTCTCCTGTGTATAACGGGTTTACTGACTTGTCACCTTCCCAATATTTCCAATCTGGTTGCCAACGTAGCTCTCCAATTTTAAGGTCGCCACAAATGCTTACGTGTATCTTGAGATACCACGTTTGACTTATACCGCTTACTTTCAGACACCAGCTTCCTGTTTCTCCAGGGAACATAAACCCGCCAAGATTCTCGCATCGCCCCTCTTCTATTGCACGTTTTATAGCTGGCCTTACACGCTCAGATTGTAGAATAGCGTTTACGAGGTCGTTTTTACTTCGTATAGTATACAAAAGCCTACATTTATTTCTTATAAACATTTCCGGCCACCATTTGTTTAAACAGTTGAATAGCTACTGTAATAGCACAGTCTACAGTTTCTTCGCTTCCTGGGCTGCTCGCGTCATAGAATTCTGCTACTGTGTCAATTACGAATTGAGCAGGGTCGCCCATTCTCTTCTTCATCGCAGTATAGAGAAGTATATCGTTTACTTCCATCGTTGCAAATAGTTCTCTTATCTTCTCTTCTAATGTTTTCATTTTAGCCTCAATAATAAATACACTAACCCTATAGCATCAACTATAAGCTTTATGAACAACCATATTAACAGCCACATATCTGCTGGACATTTCATTTGTTGTCCTCTGCTGGTTCCAGCCCTGTACTTCCGTCCGCTCTGTAAAAATGATACACATACACACCCTTCATAAGTCCTGTCTTTAGCCCGCTATCGTTTAGAGCTTTATGGAAATAGTTGTCTACACCTAAGAAACCTTCTTGTTTAAATCCGCATACTTGTTCCCAGGCTGACTTCTTTACGAGTATCACAACACCGGACATAAGTTGCGGGACTTCTGCCATATCCTTAACAGAAGTTCTATAGGCCTGTTGAGCCTTTTTACCAATACCGCGATGATACAGTATATCGTGGTTGTTCTTATCCACAGATACAAAGCACTGATGCTTGTTTCCTATACGGTTTGTAACCGCTGTAAAACAACTATACTGTGGGTTATCAGCTATTATCCCATATAACTGTCTATACCAATCAGGAGTAGTAAACATAGCATCGTGGTCGATAAAGCACGCCCAGTCGTCTTTACCTATGATGCTCATATACTCGTTATACTCTTGGCCTATGTTCATATCCTCATAGCGATACGCTACAAAATTATGAATCTTAAATCCTGGGTTTTCTAATTTAGTTATTTCAACACTACTTTTTGCTGGAACGTGAGCCATAACGTGTTCAATTAAAGCTGGTACATATCTGGAAGCGTCCTTAACGCTAAATCTAAGTGTGGCTTCGCGTCTCGACAGCACCCTTGTACCCTCTTTGTTTCCTGATATAGCATCCCAGGCGTGTCGTATCTTAGCAGCAAAAGCGTCTATGTCTTTTACATTACCCGTATAGAAAGCGTGTCTGTTGCCTTCGTCAGCGATAACAGGACACCCGCTCGCCAATGCTTCGCGTACAGTACGTGTAGCTATAACCTGCGGTGTAACCATAAAGTCTGCTGCTCGATACACTTCTTCGATATTAGTAACGAGGCCGTGCGTTTGCCCTACTATTCCTTTGCGTTTTAGCGGATTAAAGATGTTTGCATACGCTGTAGACTCATTCGGTTTTGATAGTCCGAACACGTGTACCTTACCCTGCGGGCAGTAGTCCTCTATAAACTTTGCACACGCCATAAGGCAATTAAACGGAGTTAAATCTTCTCGCCACACGTCAGCAAGTAGTATATTCGGCGTGCCAGAATCAGGGCCAAAATTATACTTAGGCTCGTCTGGATTAAACTTATCCAGGTTTACTGTAGCCGGTATGTAGAATATAGGTTTTGCTCCGCTAAGTATTAACTCCCATTGCGGTATATGCTCTTCCCAAAAGGACACAAACGCAGCAACCTGCGGGTCTTTGTCCAGCGTATGATATAGATTAAGACAGCTACCACGTTTCTGTCGCTCAAGCTCAAAGCTATATTCCGGTCGTCCGTGCATCGCTACTATTATGGGCTTACCAGTTGCCTTTACTTTGTCTGGTATGTTAGAATGAAGGTACAATATATCAGCGTGTTCAATAGCCCACGAAAGCCCAACTGTTGTAATATCCTCGTATGTAAGTCCCTCACGGGAACAGTACTGACCATATTGCGGAGTGCTGCCCCAGTCTATAAACTGTGCGTCATACCCTGCTAATCGTTCCGCTTTGATGAGGTCTATAACGGTGCTGACCATACCGTTACTATGCGGACAGAAGTTAGCAAAATGTCCTATACTTACTTTACCCGTTTTCTCTTGCATCGGCCCTTCCCTCTTCTAACAAATCCTCATCTTTGCACGTACAACGTTCAATGGTTACGTCTAAATCGCCGTCATTGTTTATCTCTGTATCTTTTATCAGAAGTTCACAGTTACAGTTTTCACATATTATACTTATGTTCATTTCAGCACCTCACATTCGCCGGTTTCAATTCGGTGAAATTTATTAGCCTCTTTTAAGAGTTTAGACATTTTAAACTCCGGAGCTACCGATAACAAATGGTACAACAATTGTCTTTTTTGTCTAATATCAAGTTCAACGTCTAAACTACCGCACCACAACGGCCAGCACGAAAAGTCAAGGTCTGCACATCGCAGTTTTGCACCTCGCAGGTCTGCACCTTGCAGGTTTGCACCTTGCAGGTCTGCACGTCGCAGGTCTGCACGTCGCAGGTTTGCATCTTGCAGTTTTGCGCCTTGCAGGTCTGCACGTCGCAGGTCTGCACCTTGCAGGTCTGCATATTGCAATTTTGCACATCGCAGTTTTGCACGTTGCAGGTTTGCACCTTGCAGGTTTGCACCTTGCAGGTCTGCACGTCGCAGGTCTGCACGTCGCAGGTTTGCATCTGCCTTTATCTCATAACCGTTTACTTTCATCGTTTACCCTTTCGATTATTTTCTAACGTCACCCACTTTAAAAAGTTCATCTGTATGTGCGTTGAACAGTATGCTATATGCACATATTACAGACAAAGTTACGTGGTTTCTAATCTCTTCGTTAGACAAATTAGTATCTCGCCTTAATGCTTTTACAAGAAGGGCCGTGTTGTATCGCCTTATCAAGTTCACCGCTCGCATCTTATTCTTGTTTTTCTCCAAAATGAGCGACCAAGAACCCGATAAAGAAGAACCCTGCCGCTAATTCACCGGCCAGCCACCACGTTAAGACAATCGAGCCAATCATTAGCACGGTGTCTATCTTCTTACCAACCAGTGACCGTACATACTCAGTAATAGTAGCATTATGTTTAAACATAAGTATAAGCTCAATTATACCAACAGGCAGCAAGCACATTAGCCAAGTCACTAAAGGTATGTAAAGATTGCTACTCTTTGCCGCCAGCAAGAAACCTACATAAGCTGCTAAAATTAGAACACTCCCTACGTTCTGTAATTTATGCTTCATTTGCTTTCCCTTTTGCTTTGCCTATATTTTTACACTGTCTCGCACACACTTTTCTACGCAACGTAACACGCTCTTCAAATAGAAGTGTGCGAACGTTTTTCTTATGACGATTTTTCATTTTCATACTCCGTATCTAACGCTGAAATTGGCCCGTTCTCTTTCTTCTTTATGTCCTCATACGGTGCTGCTATCATACGGTACAGTTCCAGTTTAGCACATTCAAGAACACCTATAGCTCTGTTGAGTGTAGCATACCTTAATCCTTTACGCTGTATAAATGAATGACACAAATAAGTTACTGCATAATTGAAGCTACCTTCGTCGTCGATACAGGCCGCGAGCGGTTCTAACTCTTCCTGCATAGCCTGTCTAAAAGCACTATTTACGTATGGCATTACACACCTTCTTTCTTGGTAGCGTTATTTCTTTCTTTCTGATACTCTACAGCTTTCCAAATTAGCAAAGCTAATGCTACGGTTCCTACAGACAATAATACAACGATGCCAATACGCTCAGCGTATCGTGCAAACGCAACTAATACCCCCATTCCTGCTATACAGGAAGCTGGTATAACCCATCCCCATTTGCTTCGAGTAAGACCCCAAAAAACAAGACCTGCTACAAGCAAACCTATTAGAGCCGCATAACAATAGGCGTTATACCGCATTGTATCGGCCAGTCTACCCGCTGCTGTTTGCATATTTTGTGATACACCCTCGGCTATTATAGTAGCCGCCTCACCTTCATAAACTGCAAAACCATTCGGGTCTTGCACAAGGCACTGTCCTGTAGTTATTTTTGAAACGGTACATCCAGTTAGGAACATACACAGCAATATCATTAGAAAAGTTTTCATTACGGTTCTCCCATAGCATCTTTAACCCATCGTTTTAGTGATAAACCTTTATACGCATACATTCTACCGCTATTGTCGCCCTGTCCGCCAAATCCTACACTAATCTTTACAAGCTCCACGCCAACTGACGAGCTTCTTAACCTGCGAGTAAACACAGTTCTATTACCTGCGTGTATTCCTGTTTGCCTACACCATAGAACCCATGCATCGAACAACATTTGCGGTGTCACTGTATTATTTTCTATCTGGTCGCAGCACTCGTACACAAACGCCCATATAGGGTTGTTAATTTCTCTGAACCCGCGTTCAACTTCCTTAGACGCTGTTGGCACGTGAAATTTTCCTGTTGCTATTAAGTCCTTCAAACCCCGTAAGGCGAAATTTATAATCCTGCCCTGTGCTGCTGCCAGTTTAAGCCTATGTTTTAGTCCGGTGTCCTCTCGACCGAGATACGACTTATTAAATTGCAACGCTAATAGTCTTGCTACTAACGCCGAGGTATAATCGGGTAATTCCGGTATCTCGTTTACTGCTAATGTAAATCTACAAGTCAAATGTATCGAAGCAAGTTCAGTCAGAAATTTACGGTTTATGTTTACGGGGTCGCCGCCTGTAATTTGGAGCATACGCTCGATAAGATACGGTGTTTCGCTAATATGCGGGGCCTTAACATCAGGTAAAAATACGGCGAGTCTGCCCATAAATTTCTGATACCCAAAGTCACCCGCCATTGACTTTAACGTAGTCGAGGCACAATTTTTATCGCCAAGCATAGCTGATAGAGTCTCTATGATTGTACCCTTACCCGCCCGCGTAGGCCCAATGAACATCATAAATTTCTCGTATGACATATCCGGTAACAATAAATATCCAGCCCATTGAGCAAGCAACCGTATTGAATCTTCGTCGCCGTCAAATATATCCCTAAGAGCATCGTCCCATTCAGGACATTCAGAATCTTCTTTGAAATCATACGGTATAGCATTGTAGCTAAAAAGCTTAGGCGTTGGTCTTTCTAATGAAATTTCACCTTTTATATATTTATTAACATCTAATATTCCGTTATTAAATACTATCATACGTTTAAAATCGGACGCACGCCCGTCTAACCAGCACGGCGGTGTACCAGTTACAACACAGAACGCGTTGGCCGCGTCAATAATGTCGTTTATCTTGCTGCGTGTAGCCCTATAGGGCAGTATGTCAATGCCCTGTTTTGTGTCTTTCTTGTAGTGCTTATCGCTGACATATCTATATATTTGTCCGCGTAACTCTGCTGCGTCAATATCATCGTAGCAACTACCATTCCATTCTACCCACTGTCCTCTGTAGTTACGTAGCGTAAACGCACCGTCGAATACTTTTAGTTCCTGTAAAAATCGCTCTGCTACTGTAATAGACGCGTCGTCTACGAACACGTCGTCAAGCCCGCCGCTGTTACCCGCTGTATTAAAGTATTCTATAACCTCGGCTTGAGTAACTTTGAGCCTTGTATACCAGTCTCGTAAGTCTTTTATACCAGTAGGATACAGCGACCTTTTGAGTTCTTTTATGGTCTCACTCAACGTCAGGAACGTTTTGTCCATTCCCCGTTTGCCAACACCCTCGTCATTATCCCCAAATATCCACGTTGGTCTGCCAGCAAGCGGCATACTCTTTAAATAACTATCGCCGCTCTCAGCACTTGGCTTGCCTATAGCTACAAAGCCTAAGTCTAAAGCTGTTGCCGTATCAGTGAAACCTTCTACAATCAAGACTGGCAACTGCGACGGCATAAGCACACTTTCGCGTGTTGTGTTACCGCCTTTTTTTCTTATGTGCAGATACCCCGAACCTTCAAAAAACTTAATAGCACCTGTCGGTGTTCTCGGACACATTACTGCTTGCGGGTCGTATGGGTTATCACTTGACACCATACACCAGTCGCCTTTGCCACATATTGGACACGTTAAATCTTTGTGTTTGTATATTTGTATCCAGTTGTGGCGACCAGGCTCGTACTTGTCATTGCCTGTAAAAGCACCAGGGTTTATAACATAGGTAAGCCCACGTTTAGACCCTTCTATAAACCACTTCTTACTGCTGTTTACAGCACGACAGGCAAGGCCAATTATTTCTCCCAACGCGTTTCGTTCTGGAAATATCCAGCACGATTCTTTGGGATAGTAACCCACACCTATAAGCTCAAGTGACTTGGTTGTTACTCCAAGCTGTTGTGATAAAGCGTGGAGCATACCCGTTGACACGTTGCTCTTATATATTTCAAATTGCTCAGCAAAAAGAATTATTGGCATCGGCCAGTCCTAAATATCACAACAAGTATATCGTTTTGAATCGCCCTTTGGATATGGTAATACGGGATACTTTAAATACTTCGTCATTTTCTTGTTTTTAAAAAACACATACCTATGTTTGCGGGGTCTGTCAGCTAAATAAAATCTGTCCCCAAACTTCTCTCTCATAAACTTTGCTCGTTCTTTTCGGCCTCTTGACATATCAGCTATTGTAGCTCCGTGCAAATGCTCCATACCCTTTATTTTCCAGTCAGTACGTTTGGCCGATAGCCCTGTGTATATCCAATTCGTAGCCTGATAAACATATCCTACGTGCCCCTGTGCCGTATCAGCGAAAGAAACAAGAACCAGGTCTTTTGGCAGTTGCTTTATAGCCCTACTTATTATCATAGAGGCAGCGTTCTTTGGTGCGGTAGAGTTTATACACAGACGATTTAGCTCAAATACAAGTTTAGCATATTCCTTGCCGCATATCCCGTTTCGTAACGGGGGCGAAGCAGGTTTACCAAAGGTAACTATGCCCTCTAATTTATCACGTACAAATAGACCAAAGGCAAAAGACACAGGACAAACCCGACGTGCGTAGTGCTTTTCTAACAACCAGGGTTTAACATCGTTAAAATCTATCTGTCTTACTTCCATATTTTATCCGCATACTACATATATGTAGACTAAGCTACAGTTTTGACTACATATATGTAGACTAAACTACAGTTTTTATTACGCACGTGTATAGTAAAGGGTAAGCCGGAGCGAGCAGGATTTTACCTGCTTGATATGCAGCCTACACATCTGGATTAAGACGTTTGTCCCGTGTGACAAGCACGTTGAATCTTTCTCCTGCGTTTCGCACACGCTGTCGCTCCGGCCCCCTATACTACAGTGGATGCAACTTATATCACGGTTACCGCGTTCACAAGAGCGGTTTCAATCTCTCCCCATTGTTCTGGAGTAATGTCCTCTTCCTCGGTGCTGCCAACAATGTCCTCGATAGTGTTTTCCCACAGTTTACCGAGTGCCTTATCGTCTATTCCAGCACCTTTTTCACTCTGGTTTGCTTGTGCAACTGCACCCCAAGCTTCTACCTTATTACTAACCTTTTTTTCTACAGGGCCGCTGGTTACAGGCGGTGCTACAGTTTTCTTCGGCTTAGGCGGCAACGGAGTCGCCTTCTTTTCAGCGGTTTCTTCTTCTACCTTCCCAGGAGCGGTTTTGCTAACAGGCTTAGCAGGTTTTGCAGGTATGCGAATTTCCTGTAGTCCCTTAGCATATTTGGCATCGAGACCTTTCAAATCATCGGGTGACAACTTTTTAATTCCGCCTGGTTCTGCGTCGTACACATCAATCCAGCTTACATTTAAACGTGATTCACCTTCGTACTCGTCCTCTGATACACGGAACTGAACGCCAACAGGTGACTCGATACTGTCTAACTCGGCAAAGCTTTTTCCTGTCCAGCCAAATACTTTTTGTATTTGCTGACAGTTAAGAGTAGACTTCCCGTCCTTGCCAAACAGTACAAGATGGCCCGTTATGCTCTGGTCATACTCGGCATAATCTACCCATATCTTCTCTTCCTCATCGAAAATCTCTACTGCCTTTAACTTAACAATTAACTGTGGGCACTGCGATTTTTTAGTTTGCCCCACTGCTTTTTCAAGCACTACGCCTCTAAATGTTGATGCTCTGTCAATTTTGTTCATTACTTGTTTTCCTTTAAATCGGTTGAATTACATTTTGGACAAATCAGTGTGCCCTTCATAATCTTCGACTCTTTTAGCACGTCAAAATTTGCGTTACAGCTATTGCACGTATAGCGATATGGCAACAAGCCTTTTCGTTTCATTTCTTCGTTCACAAGTACGGCCATAGCACGATTAGCCGCATCGCGTGCTATCTCTTGCTTCACAATGTCCCCGTGACAGTGCTTGTATTTTAGTCCTGATTTACACGGACAGGGGTCGTTGCGTCCTGGCATATTACTCATTTTATCACCTTAATCTTTACATTAACTGGCGTTACCTCAACCCAATGTCCCCATCCTGTGTGGAAATATTTCTTTATCTCTGAGACGTACTGTTCGCGTCTCTTTCCGCTTAACTTGGTCACTCTAAAAGGCCCGTTTTTAACGTATAACGCATTTCTATAGCCAAAGAACTCTCCGCCTCTCAACATTAAGAATTTAATCTTTCCTGTCATTTCTTTACCCCCATACCCAACGCTTGCCATATTGTATCATCTGTTTGATTTTCAAATGACACAACAGGGTCTTTTAATGTTCTGGTCTTCGCAATAAAGTATACTTCCGGCTGTACAAATATAGCCCTGTCTGTAGTACCGGCTATCTTTTTCTCTTCGACCTTAAACGTATAGTAGTCTACCTTAAATACGTGGTTAGCCCATTCGCAAAACGGGAGCCTTACCGAGTTTTCTTCTTTAGCTTTACTGTGATAGAGCCTCGGCCCGTCCTCAAGAAAGTCCTCTCCGCCTGGGTTAGTACGCGTACAGGCAGAATTTTGAGCAAGCAGCACAACGTTTTTTCCAGCACGAACAAGGGCATCAAAATCAGGAAGTAACAGAAGCATAGCATCGCGTAAATGACGATAGCCTTTACCATAGCCGTACCCTTCAATAGAGCCTACTTTGTTTCCTCTTTCGTGAAGTATATTATCGAATAGATACTGTTCGCAAAACGGTGACTCTATCTTTGTAAGATTGTCCACGATAATCGTGTCATAATCCTTGAACAATCCTGGCTGTTGTAGTACCGCTCTAATGTCCTCAAACGTTTCAATGTTTGATATAACAGGTATCTCTTCTCCTGTTATAGGGTGTCTTGGTACTCCCTTGTCGTCAGCTAACGCTATCAATCCGTTGTCTACGGATATAAACACTGGTTTTCGTGTTAAAGCTGCAAGCGTCGTCTTACCGATACCGGAACGCCCGTAGACTACAACCTTTTCGCCCTCGTTGCCAGCGTTCCAACTGCCTACGCTAAATGTTTTAAGTTTTTTAGCTACAGGCGGTGCTACTTTACTCCTAATTTTAGGTGGTGCTATTGCCATTATTTATCTCCATAAATATATTTGAACCCTTGCGGTAAATTGTTTACATCTGGTTCCGTTATACCGTTGTAGCAGAACGTAGTAAACGGACATTTAAACGTTGCTTCGCACTGTGACTCCACACAGTAAAAGCTTTTATACTTCTGCATATACTTAATGTTACGCAAAATGTTATATAGCTCGTATCCAAACTGTGTCATTTCGTCATCAATGCAGTTTACTTCTCTGTTAGCAAAGTAAAACTCCGGTCGCTCAGTCATATCTTGAAGTAACCTTGCACCGAACATTTCAAGGGTCTCACGAATAGCAAAGGTTCCTTCTTTGGCCCCAGGCTCTACGTCTACTGCTCGTCCGTTAATAAACGTTCCTCTCTCAACTATTACCTCTACTACAAATTTTTGTCCGCAATATTCCCCGTCAGCAACAAATTTCTTACTGTCGGTTTGTGTAAGCTTCTTAGGGCTAATCGTAGGTTTGTGTATATAGTCATAGAAACATCCGGTGATTAACACATCGCCACAATCAAGCACACCCTGTTGCTGCAAACGTTGTGCAGCGTACACGTAAACCTTTTTCTGTGTATTAAGCCGTAGTTGACTCCACACTGATGAACCTGAATCAATTGGTCTACTCGTTGTCTTATGTTCCATTATATAAAATCTACCGTTAGGTAGTTTAACTATCTTGTCTATCCTACCTATTAAACAACAGTCTGCCATTACGCGTCCAGTTTCAGGGTCAAGCACAGGAATCTCGAACGGAATTTCCGTAGCTACAACCTCGAATCCTCTATTAGAATAAAACCACTTGTAACCTGTAAGGGCATATAGCAGAGTGATACGTTCTGTATCCCACTCTTCCAGTGTCTTGTATCCAGGACATTCTTTATAAACTTTATTAAGATACTCGCAGATTAACTCGTCTTTATCCTCTGTAGTATCTTTACCAAGAATCTCCAAGCATCCGTGCCAAGCACTACCTACACGTTGTGCGTCCGTGTCTGTGTCGGAGCGTATGCCGAGCATATACTTATCGTAGAACCTCTGCGGGCACGCTTTAAAGTCGGCTATTGCCGATGCTGATAGTTTAATCATTCGCTACTCCCAAACAAAAGCTTTCTAATTCTAAAAGTACAGATGTAGCATACGTCCGCATCCATTCTTACACATTCATAAGGCTTTGCCCTTTTTACTCGGCCACAATAGTTGGCATAACGCTGTCTAATATTCCCAATGTTATACCGCCACTTTATCCTGTACCATAAGTGCTTAATCACAGTCTCTCCTCTTGGAGTTTAACCACTTTTTGCAGTCTCTTTATCAACCGTTTAATGTCGTTTATAGTAAAGGTTTCAGTATTTACGTAACCGTCAGTAAACGGTGAGACAATATGACGGAGTTTACGTCCTTTTTTACCAGATGGCAAGAGCCGTAGGTTAATATAACCTGGCCCTGCCCCCTGGATAATCTCTAATACTGGAGCAGGTTTAAGATATTTAAATCTAAAATCCTTGTGAGTACTAACTACTTTAGTTATCATCTTATACCCTCGTTATAATCAATAGCTTCGATTGTTTGCCGCACGTCCTCTACTGAACGTGCTACTAAGGTGTAGCCCCGTGCTACGCTAATCATTTTAGTTTGATAATCTTGTAATTCTGTAGTTTTGCCACTCTCAGTTTTTACCTCGATGCCCAAAAAGTTACCCTTGTAGCAACATAGTATGTCTGGACACCCACGTTTATTTGACGCTATAACCTTTACTACCCAACAACTTGGTAGTCCGCCGAGGTATTGTAAAATTTCTCGCTGTATCTGTTTCTCAGGTTTTTGCTTTTTCGTTTTCATTGTATCTGTACCCTGCTGCTATGTTAGCTAATTTAAACAGTTTCTTTTTCAGCTTTCGCCTAATTTTTACAGGCGCATAGTTCCACGAATATTTTAAACAATCCGTTAATCCTTTAGGGTCTTGCTTTGACAGTAGCTTACCACGAAACACGTACACGTATCTATTTTTCATTCTTTTCCCTCAGATATTTCATCGTTTCTTTAGAAATATCATCGTTGACCCGTACAGTTTTATAAACCGTTTCGTCATAAGTTTTATCTGCTATAAGATAATAACAGTGAACGTCTGACTTCTGTGGTTCTCGATACGTCCTGTCAACTGACTGTTTCCATTTCTCGTAGCTGTCACACGGACTAATGTATACGTTGTACCTACAGTTTACCAGCCGTATCCCGTGTGCTGCTGACTTTGGATTAGCTATTAGGTATTTAAATTTTCCAGCTTTAAATCTTTTTATAGCCTTGTCTTTGTCCTCGTCTACGAGAACAATTGAATCAGACAACATACCCTTAGCTGTCTCTGCCTCGTATTTAAAGTTATACCACAGAATCACTTGTTCGTTGCCTATTTCTGTGAGCAAATCTTTTAATTCCTTGAATTTTGTGGAGCCAAATTTGACCGCTAATGACTGGCTATTGTAGCAGAACCCGCTTGTCAATTGTCGTAGCTTCATCATTTCAGTCAATATGTTTTCAGCCACGATAGTACCGTTGTTATATTCCAACACGTAGCTTTGCTCCATCTTATCATAAGCTGCTTGTTCCTCGTGTGATAAATAGACGCGTCGTATCTGATGCGTACAGCCAATGTTTAAATTCTTTTCAGCTACGTGTATATACGGTGACATAGCATCCATAAATTCTTTTTTAAGCGACTTTCTAAATTTATAAATGTTCTGTCCGGTTAGGCCAAGAGGTATCTGCTGAAAATATTTACGCCTAAACTCGAAAAAGTTACTGTCAAATACCGTGTTATTCGGGCCAGTTACGAACTTTATCTGTGCCCAATATTCGCTTTCGTCATTAGGTGCTGGCGTAGCCGACAAAACGTACCTGTGTTTAATCGGCACTTTAGCCGTGTATCCGGTCTTACTATGTATAGGCCCAAGTCCTGCAAAAGTAAGCAACGACTTAGTAATTTTAGACGAATAACTTTTCATCTTAGACGACTCATCTACCACCATAATGTCAAATCTCTTTTTAGCCAAATCATTGTACAGGATTTTAAATCCTTCATAATTAGTAGCATAAATATCAGCAGGTCTGCTTAAACACTCTCTCCGCTTTGCTGCTGACTCGTCCCACAGGGAAACGATTTTTAAGTAAGGTGTAAAATCCTTACAGTCCGGTATCCAGGCATCCTCTATAACAGATAACGGACAAACAACAAGGGCAGGGCCACAGCCTCTAAGCCTGTGGTAGCCTATTATACGCAAAGCAGAATATGTCTTGCCAGTTCCGCAATCGTGGAACAACGCAAGATTTTGATGCTTTGCGATATTTATAGCTACTTTTTGGTGCGGACGTGCCGTCATTTATTATACACCTTTGATAAGCTTCCCTCGGCATCAAGGGGTAGCCCTTGTGCCCAATTTGGCGGGGTTTTCATAACGCTTATGCAATATTCTAAACCCTTGTCTGCCTGATTTTCTGGTATCAGGTTTACCATTTCATCGTGAACGCGTAGAATAACAGGATATTTCTCGTCTGCTATTAAGCAAGCGTCCATAAATATATCACGGCTGACTGCTTGCACGATGTTTTCTACGATAGCACCACCCCATAACGGGCCGTAATGTTCTCGTATCCCATCGTCTTTCAATTTGCAGTGATAGTAGAAAAGCTTGCGTCCACTCGGCAACTGTATAGTAACTATACTACCTTTAGCTGCAAATACAAGATGAGCGGGACACCCCTTGTCGAATAGGTCTACTACCTGATGTGGATATTTGAGTACCCATTTAAACGCCTTTTCGCATTGTCCCCAAAACTTAGGAATGTTTCTATAGGTTTCTCTGTATGTTTTAATAAGGCGGTCTATAAATATTCTATTGTACACACCCTCTATAAACAAAAGCTTCAATACTGGATTTTCAAGACACCGGCTATAGAATTTTGCAGAACCCATACCATACCCGCAACCAAGTATACCATCCTTGCCAAATCCACGTTTAATTTTTAAGTCAGGGTCGTCGCATTTATAGACTTTAATACCAAACAGTGTGCTTGCAAACTCCGAATAAATATCTTCACCTGCTGCAAATCCTTTTACAAGCTTTTCTTCCCCCGCAAGCCACGCTAACACGCGAGCCTCTATCTGTGCTGCGTCTGTTATGCCAAGTACATAGTTACGTGGAGCTACCAATAATTGTCGAACCATCCCAATCAGAGGATTTAACGCAACTCCACGCCCTTTGCCACCAAAGTTTTGCGGGTTTATACCTTCAGCCCCGCTGTCACGTCCAGTTCTTCCACCGTAGTAATGTAATGGTATCGGTAGTTTACCGCCGCAGACACGGGCTATATCAGCCATATTTCTTACACGTTTTATATGCCCAGACCAGCTATTTAGGTCAAGCCGTGCCTGTACCAGTGTTCGTATATTAGGGTCTGGGTGTTTTAGTAACTGCTGCACGCCGTCGTCTGTTTTAGCAAGGGCTGGTATAAACCCTTCACCTGTATATTTTATCATATTTTTTGTAGGCTTGCCTACTTTAACAGGTATATGTTCCCCTTCGGGTAGATTGATTGTAAGTATCTCTGCAAAGCTAATGTCACCGGATATATCCTTTTCAGTATAATCCGTTTTATTAACGTTCTCTACCCTTGCTTCGGTCATCTTGTTTATTAGCTCTTTAGCAAGGGCGAAGTCAAACTTAAATACAGGGTCAAGGAATAATTTTAGTGTATGCTGCATTATCTGTAACTCTGTAACAGGATTTGTCAATCCTGGCAATAGCTTCATAAATAATTCTGTTTCTATGTCTGCGTCGTTACGTGAGTAATCAGCAATCTCTCCCTGGTCTATCTCTGTAAAGTGCTTGTTAAAAAACTGTTTTGTGTCACCCTTTAACGTCGAACATTTATACCGTTTGGCTAAATCCTTTAATGCGGATGATGCTCTCGCGTCAAAGTAGTTAGCAAGCCATTTTGTATCGACCACGTACTTAGGATTTATGCCGTAATGATACTTTAACACCGCACAATCGAAAAAGCTGTTCTGTACTACTACTGTAACATTTTCAAAGTTACCACCGTACTCTTCTTGTAAACGTTTTAACCTGGCAGCTACATCGGGTTGCTGGATATACACAGCGTGCGGCTCGACAAAAGGCTGGTAGAACTCGAACAATGCTACACCCAATACTTCCCATTGTGGATGCAGTATATACTCCAATGTAGACAGCTTAGCAAGCGAATAGTCTCCGCTTGCGTAGCTTTCAAAGTCAATCGTTACGCACTTTGTAGGAAAGCCCGCCTTAGCTAAAACTGTTTTCCAAGTCTCGGTCATTATATCTTTTCTAATTCGCGTGCATTAAAAGCGTGAACTTCTCTGTCTTTTTTCAGCTCTACGCTGTACGGAAACTCAGGGGAACCCCTATCGTAGTCCTTTGTTACTATTCCCGTACAGCCTTTTCTTATTCCCTTTTCGAAAACCCATCCACCTATCTTCTCTGACTCGCCTCTGCTAACACACACTCTTACTCTGTCGCCTGTTTTAAATTTTCTTGCCATTTTATCTCCTGTATAAATAAAACCCTTCTTGTAAATTTCCTAACAATTCGTGATTGTCCAGTCCGTGTTTCGATATTTCATTAAGTTCGGTTATAAGCTCATAGCATCGTCCCGCGTGTGCCCTGTCCTCTATAAATTCATACCAAGAAGCAATAAGGGCGTTGAGAAGGGCGTATATACATAATGTTTTATTGCCCTCTAACGCCCTCGTACCTTTGCGTCTACCGTAGTGCGGTAAGCTTGGACGCGTTTGCGGGGTAGCACTAAGGGCATCACGATAATATATAAGATTTTTTTTATCCTGTGTACGCTTTAACACCGTTTCGATACAGTTATACATAACTATAATATCCGCGTGTAGCTGATGCTTTAACTTAGTATGCTCAAAATTAGGAAATTCAAAACCCATTATTATTTCTCCACGTAACCTAAACCGTCGCATTGTGGGCAACTCATTTCGTTAGCAAAAGCATTGGTCACACCGTCACCATTACAAAGGTCACATTTTTTACCGTATAATCTAAGATAGTTTCTGTTAAACCTCTGTCTATCTACAGGACGATAGGTATCACCTTTTCCACCTTTACCTGATGTAGCTTCCATATTATTTACCATCCTTAGTATGTCTTTCTTTCGCATACTTTTCATCGCTACAAGCTGGCATAATCTCAAGGTATGGTATACCCTCGATTATAACGCCACAGCTTAATATAGGCTTTTCTTTGCAATGCTTGCCGTAAGCAAATTGCCACGCTTTAACGTCGATACCGCAGCCTACGTCCATACCGAATGTACGTTTATACGGATTTGCTTTCCATTTCACACCTGCTCTGCTATGCAAATGCCCCATAACTACTGACATAAGCATCTTTTTCATTACGTTATAGGCGGGATGCTCGCCGCCATTGCCTGTACCGTGAAAAAAGTATATGTCGTCAAGCACAAAATCGTACCCCCACTCCCATCCTGGAGTTTTCCATATCTCTGCGTGGTCGCGTACAAACCGCTTAGGTATGTTTACCGACTCTGCAAGCCTAATAACGCGTTCGTCGTGGTTTCCTATACACACCATCGCTTTAGGAAAAGCTTTATACCACCTCTTGATGCGTTGTTTAGCTAATTGATACTCGTCGTCTGGCCCTGGACATTGCGGGTTATTAGCGTGAAAGCTAATCGCCTGAAAATCAGCAACGTCGCCTAAGAACACTATCGTATCGCACCTGTATTTTTTGCGTATGTCTTTACAGAATTGCAAGTATGCAGGATGCGACACTGGTTCGTGTATATCACCTATACAAAGTATCTTACTCATATTGTCCCCTACAACTAATACAACCAAAACGCACGGTTTCTATTCTCGAAAACTATCTCGCTTCTACACTCGACAAGGCCCGTGACATCGCCCTTGTGGTAATAAATAGGCTTGTTTATCTCTAACGCATAATTTTCTTCGCGTGCCATACCACTGCTTATATAGCCGTCTGGCATAAACATAAACACGCCAACACACTGGCGTATAATAGCCAGGTCTAAACCTAATAGTTCCTCTACGATTGAACGCGGGTCAAGGCTATTCTCCAGTAAAAATTTGTCCAACCGACCAGGCACGTAAAACGTGAATAGCGGGAACAACTGTGCAAGGCGTTTACCTATTTCATCCGCTTTCCTGTTGTTCTCGGCCATTGTCTCAAAAGTCGCGTTGTTCCCTTCACGACCTCGGATACTATGGCTTATATATATTTTAGGCTTGTCCATCGTATCTCTCCGCGATTTGTTCCCAATTTCTGTGATAGCCTATAGCTCTGTCATCTATGTAAACGTCGGCAATAGGCTTATCCATATTTAAGATTAGCTCATCATACGGCAAATCGTTTTTTTCCATAAACTGTTCTATTAACATAATATGCTTGATGCGTTCATCTGGTCTATTCCAATATGTAGCAGTGCGGCAAGAATGAATCTTAATGATATAACCCGCATTTTTTAACGCCTGTAGCCCTTCTTTTACGTTAGGTTCTACTGACCCAACGTCGGGAAACGCAAATTTGCACAGTGTTCCGTCAAAATCTACTATAGCTATTTTTTCAGTAGGTTTCTGATTAAACATCATTTTCTGTTCCTGGTAAATCGTTTAGCTCTTTAGGTAACTGCCCTGTTTCTATGCGTAACTTTGTTGCTATGTAAAACAGGACGTTACAACCCATAGCCCGCGTATGATTTTCTGATTTGTCACCCTGTACCTCTGCGTAGACGTGACGCAAAAGCGAATTAAGTATCTCCGACAACGGCATACCCTTTTCCCAATTTCGCGGGCCGTATTTCGCAGATGCAGCCTCAAGATGTTTAGCAATCTCCATAAGTGCATCGCCAGGTAAAAGCACCGGCGTACCCTTACCAGCAGCAGCTTGACGTTTAGCACCTGTGCTAAACACTCTGTCCTTGCCCTCTACTAACTTTATACCGTTTAACACAATTATTTACCCCCTAAATATCTATACAGTTTATTCTTTTTGTTAAGTTTTCTCACGTCCTCGGCGAAGCGTTCTCTCCGGCTGTAACCCCAAAAATCCACGTGGCCAAATCGTTCCATATTATAATCTGACCATACTCTCGAATGACTCATAAACATAAAATAGTCATATACGTGACCTGTTTCGTGTCGTATCACACCTTCTTCGGTCAAACCCGAAATAAACAGTAAAAATTTGTCATTTGAATTGTAATTCTTAATATATATGTTGTAGCCTTCAGCATACGCAAAAGCGTAATAGCCTAAATCAAGCTCGTCAACATAGCTAATAGACTGGACACTTTTTATCGCGTATTCTGGCAAGGCTATTGGCTCGCTGCATCCCGAAGAAAACAGCAAAACAACAAACAGCAATGTCGTTATAGCTATATACAGGTTATTCATTGTCACCCTCATAAAAATAAAAAGCTGGCTGAGCGGGCCGATTCTTTATTAGCAAATGTATATTTTTAATCGCGTTTCGGCCAGCTTAGTATCAAGGATTAGAGTAAAAACATAAGCGAAATAGCCATTGTTATAACCGCAAGGACGAGAGAAGTTAAAGCCGCACTACGATTATCCTCTGTGTTTTCCGCAAGTAGATAACCCGTACATATAAAAAACAGACAGGCCATAATAAGTAAAACAAGACTTGCCGCCGTTTCCATATTGCACCCTTTTAAAATTTTTCTACAACACTATCGCTCATACTGTTTTCAAAACTTGTTACCTTCGGCTCTGGCAAGCGTATCTTTGGTAACGACGGGCACTTTTCATAGACCGTCCGTATAACTTTGCTTATCTGCTGCTGCGTCATTCCGAACATCGCCCCCGCTGCTGCCTCGGTCATACCGTCGAAATCATCGGAACACGCCCGATAAATCTTTTCCTCTAACTCCGTTAAGATTCTCCCTCTATTAGAAGGGGAGTTTACGCCGTTGGTTAAATGCCCCATTTTACTGTAACTCCAGTCATTGTATGCTGTTATAACATTCTGTCTATTTTTACGATTCTCGCAAATTTTAATAAATTTACTATGTTTTTAGGTTTCCTGTTCCTCTAAATCCATAAGGCAGTCATCACGACCGCAATTCGGGCAATGCTCTATCGCAGCACCACCATTGAAGACAGCGGAACAGTCCAGCGTCAAATCTTCCTCGTCTCCTGTCCACATACAATCGTTACATCGCACTGTCATCGTTTGCCCTTTCGCTTGTTTTTCTCAACTAATAATTTTCTGCGTATCTCCAATGCTATTTTTAGAGCGTCTGATAGTCCACAGGTACATAGCAAGTTCCTTGCTACTTGTGCCGCTCTAACTTCTCGGTCTGTTTTTGATAACCTCATTCCAACGCCTCACATTCGCCGGTTTCAATTCGGTGAAATTTATTAGCCTCTTTTAAGAGTTTAGACGTTTTAAACTCCGGAGCTACCGATAACAAATGGTACAACAATTGTCTTTTTTGTCTAATATCAAGTTCAACGTCTAAACTACCGCACCACAACGGCCAGCACGAAAAGTCAAGGTCTGCACGTCGCAGGTTTGCATCTTGCAGTTTTGCGCCTTGCAGGTCTGCACCTTGCAGGTTTGCACCTTGCAGGTCTGCACGTCGCAGGTCTGCACGTCGCAGGTCTGCACGTCGCAGGTTTGCATCTTGCAGTTTTGCGCCTTGCAGGTCTGCCCCTTGCAGGTT